CAGACAACAACTTTGCACGTCTCACAAATTAACGTCTCCGATGTTAGTAGGTATAAAAGAGGCAAATGGTTTTAGCTCAAACGCTGAGGAAATAAAAGTTGGTTTTGCTGAATTAATGATTAACGTTATAAAACCAAAACAAGAAATTATTTTGGATGGATTAATGGAGATTTTTGCCGTTAACGGAATAACTTTGGATTTACAATTTGAAAACTTAAGAGCTGAGGAAGTAATGGCCGACATAGTAACCGACTCAAATGGAGCTGAAGTTGCAACCATTACCAACGACGCTGCAATATCTTATAACGGAGCGCAAATTGCCTCAGCGATTGACATATTTGCAAAAGTAAGAGAGGGTATTTTGACAACTGAGCAAGCGATTGTCTTCTTAGTTCAATTCCTTAACATTCCGGTTGAAGTTGCTCAATCATTATTTAGTAATCAAACCGCACCTTTGACACAATTAAAAAGTCAACACGTTTGTTGTTCAAAAGAAGACAACGGACTTTCTGAAGTTGCGGACGCTCTTATTGAAATGGGCGAAATTGTAAACGAGGATGAGTGGATTGAGATTGATGCGATACCAGTAACAAAAGACTTAGAAATTAACGAAATAACTTTGAACTTAGCGAGATCGTTTGCAAGTTTCCCAAATGTAACAAGCGAACAAGACACGGAACTTTTTAAAATTCGTTATTCTTACGAGGGAGCTTTTAACGCTCAAAGAGATTTTTGTAATAAAATGGTAAGCGCTGGGCGTACTTATCGCAAAGAGGATATTACAATTGCTGAGACAAAAGTAGTTAATCCAGGCTTAGGAGCTGGAGGAGCGGACAATTATAGCATTTGGCTTTATAAAGGAGGCGTAAATTGTCAGCATTTTTGGATGAGAAAAATATATTTGCGTAAAAATAACGAGAGAATAAGCGTAAACGAGGCTCGAAAAATGATTTTAGACTTAGATCCGGCCGACAGACCTCAAGCGAGATGGCAAGAAAATGAGATTGAGGTGGCACAAATTGCCTCAGAGAGTAACAATTTTTGGTCATTAACACCAAATTATAGACAATAATGGCGACAACTATATTACTAAAAGAAAACGAACTTACTAAAAATACCCTTTTGGGTGGAAATATTGATATTGATTTATATATTCCATGCATCGCAGACGCTCAAAGGATAAGATTAGAGGAGATTTTAGGGGAAACTCTTTATAATAAAATTTGCTTAGACTTTGAGAACGACGATTTAGAAAATGAATACTTAACTCTATACGAGGGTTATATTGTTCCGTTTCTAATTGCAGCCGCAGCGGTTGAATATTTATTGATTGGAGCTTACAAAGTAAATAACAATGGAATTTTTAAAGCTCAACCGGATAACTCGGTTGCTGTAGATAAGACCGAAGTTGACTATCTCGTTAATAATATGAGATTAAAATCTGAAATGTACCAAGACCGGATGTTGAGATGGTTGTATAAATTTAATTTGCCAGAGTACGTAAGTAGTTCAACAAACATAGTTAACCCAATGCGCTCGAATTTAATTTGCGGAAAATGGTGGCTAGACAAACCATATTAAAATGAGGAAGACAGATAAGAGGACAGAGGAAAACATAAAAAAATTAAAAAAATTTTTGACAAATGGCGCAGACATTAAACTTTACAACCAAAAGAGGGGACACATTCAAACTGGTAACCTTTCAAATAAACATTAACGAAATTCCGCTTGACTTAACAGACGGAGAGGTTAAGATGCAATTAAGAAAACAAGCTGGAGGCGAAGTTGCTCTACAACCTGAGTTGACTATTTTTGATGCTGAAAACGGCCAATTTGCAATTAACGAACAAATTATCGATATTCCGGCTTGCAATTACAAATATGATATTCAAGTTACAACCGAAGACGGCCAAGTTAACACTTGGATAAGTGGATTATTTACAATCACGGACGACATAACTCGATAATATGAGCGACAATATAGACATAATAGTTCAAGAAACTATCAACGATATTATTGTAAACTCATCGACAATAGTTGAGACAATCGACATAGTCGTTGAGTCCTCAGCTGAGGAGATTACAATTATAAGTAATCCGAATGATTATATTATTAATATTAATAGAGTAATCGGAGAGCAAGTTCAAAGCGATTGGGATATTACAATTCCAGAAAATCCGGCATATATTAAAAATAAGCCAACTATTCCAGCGACGCAAGTTAATAGCGATTGGAATGCGGTTTCCGGAATTGCTGAAATATTAAATAAGCCAACAATTCCAACTCAAGTCACAAACACAAGCGAGTTAATAAACGACGGAGAAGACGGAGTGCATCCTTTTATTACAAGTGGAGATATTCCAGCGCCTCAAGTTAACAGCGATTGGAACGCGACGAGTGGAGTTGCTGAAATATTAAACAAACCAACTATTCCGGCCGAGCAAGTTAACAGCGATTGGAACGCTACAACGGGCAAAGCACAAATTTTAAATAAGCCGACTATTCCGTCAATTGATGGACTAGCGACAATTATTTATGTAGATCAACAAGACGCTTTAAAAGTCGATAAGATTGAGGGCAAAGGATTAAGCGCTAACGATTTCACAAATACATTAAAAACAAAGCTTGACGGAATACAAGCCGGAGCGGAAGTTAATGTCAACGCCGATTGGAACGCGACAACTGGAGACGCAAGGATTTTAAATAAGCCAACTATTCCGTCAATTGATGGTTTGGCAACTATTGCTTATGTAGATTTACAAGACTCTTTTAAGGTTGACAAAATAAGCGGAAAGGGTTTAAGTACAAATGACTTTACAAATACATTAAAAACAAAATTAGACGGCATCCAGGCTGGCGCTGAGGTAAACGTTAACGCTGATTGGAACGCGACAACGGGAGACGCTCAGATATTAAATAAGCCAACTATTCCGGCAGCTCAAGTCAATAGCGATTGGAATGCAACGACCGGAGTGGCTCAGATATTAAACAAGCCTACAATTCCGGCGGCGGTTACAAATACGAGCGACTTAATAAACGACGGAGCGGACGGAGTTAATCCTTTTATAACTGCCTTAGATATTCCGACAACCGGTCAAGCGAGTACGTTAGTGCGTGAGGTTAAAAATATGACTGGTGCAACCTTAACAAAAGGAACTATCGTTTATATTAGTGGAGCTAATGGAAATAAAATTTTAGTTTCAAAAGCTCAAGCAAGCTCAGAGAGTTTAAGCTCAAGGACTTTTGGATTATTACAATCTAACATTTTAAATAATGGAGTTGGAAATTGTGTTGTTATTGGAGATTTAAGCGGCTTAGATACTTCCTCTTTTACTGAGGGAGTTCAATTATATTTAAGTCCAACAATTGCCGGAGCTTATACAACTACAAAACCAAGCGCGCCGGATCATTTAGTTTATATTGGGAAAATAACTCGATCGCATCCAACTCAAGGTCAAATTGAGGTACAAATACAAAACGGATATGAATTACAAGAATTGCATAATGTGGCTATTAATGGCGTTGCAAATAATCAATTATTAGCTTACGAGAGTTCAACTTTACTTTGGAAAAATAAAAGCATTACGACTGCGGAAATTGCAGACTCATCCAATAAGCGTTACGTTACGGATGCTAATTTAACAACGATAGGAAATCAAAGCGGAACAAATACCGGAGACGAGACAACGGCCACAATCAAAACAAAGTTAGGAATAACAACCTTAAGCGGTAGCAATACCGGTGACGAGACAACGGCCACAATCAAAACAAAGTTAGGAATAACAACTTTGAGCGGTAGTAATACGGGCGACCAGGATTTAAGTGGTTTAACTCCAAAGACGACGACAATATCGACAACAACTCCATTACAAGGAGGAGGCGATTTGTCAGCAAATAGAACTTTGTCAATATTACAATCAAATACAAGTCAAAGCGGTTTTTTAAGCTCAACGGATTGGAATACTTTTAATACTGCGTATCAAAGTAAAATAAATTCCGCAGCATTTAGCGGAACGGATATAAAAACGTTAACTTTGAGCCAACAAAGTGGTGGAACAATAACTGCTAATTTTAGTATCTATGATAGTATGGAAATATTTTATAATGTTTCTACATTACAAGATAGAACTATTGCAGATGGTGGAACGTTTGAGGCTAAAAAATGCCTTTTTAATCAATTATCAAATTTAAATAATATATAATGAGTTTATTAGATAAAGCATCTTTAATTGTAACGCCAAACGGATTTAAAGCGAGTAAATTATATTCGGTTATTCCGAGTACCGGAGCTGGAGATATGGACGTGACTCGCGCGACAACGGCAACGAGAGTTAATTCAACAGGATTAATTGAAAGCGTAGCCACTAACGTACCGAGAATTGATTATTTAAATTCAAGTTGTCCGTCAATTTTAGTAGAGCCTCAGAGAACAAACGTACAAACATATAGCGAAGATTTTAGCAATGCTATTTATTTACAAATAGGAACTACAGTTACTACAAACGCTATTGTTGCTCCTAATGGAACTACTACAGCTGATAAAATAGTAGAAGATACTTCAACAGGATTTCATACTATTGATATTCTTAACCCACCCGTTGTTGCGGGAAGTTATACAGTTTCAGTTTTTGTAAAAGCAGCGGAGCGTACTAAATTTCAAATATTAGGATTTTTCGCACTTACAGGAAATGTAAATTTTGATTTAATTGCGGGAACTGCTACAACTACAGCACCGGCTTTAAATGGTAGGATAGAAAATTATGGTAATGGTTGGTATAGATGTCAAGCAACATTTACAGATTTAACAGGAGTTGGATCACAAATATTATTTAATATTTTAAATAACGCAGGAAGTAATAGTTACACAGGTACTGCAGGTTCAGGACTTTACCTTTGGGGCGCTCAATTAGAGTTAGGCTCTTATTCTACTTCTTATATTCCGACTACGAGCGCAAGCGTAACTCGTAATACTGATGTAATATCTAAAACGGGGATAACTTCTTTAATAGGTCAAACAGAGGGGACTATATTTTTGGATGTTAAAGCTCAATTAAATAGTGCAGACGAACAAGATTTTAGTATTAGTGATGGAACAACAAATAACAGAGCTTTTATAAGATTAGCAAGTTCGGGAGTTATTAGAGCGATAGGAGTTTTTGCGGGAAATACAGAGTTTAATATTGGCTCAACGGCTTACACTACCGGAACTCGTTATAAAATTGCTTTAGCTTATAAAAATAACGATGTTATTTTATATATAAACGGAACAAGTGCAGCCTCAACAAGCACAACAACAATAAGCGGAACATTAAGCCGATTAGGTTTTGATGTATTTACAAATGGCGCTCAAACAATTGTAAGTCCCGTAAATTCAGCTATTTTATTTAAAACACGTTTATCTAATTCGGAACTTGCACAATTAACAACAATATAAAATGAAAATATATAAATTAAATTACAAAGACAAAGAAAGCGCGATAAAAGACTTTTTAAACAAAGGTGTTTATATTGAGCTTGAGGATTTAAACAAATTAAAATATTTAAATTATGGCGATGGCATACAGGCTGTAGTTGAAATTGGCAAAGTAATAAAAACCAATGGCGTTTACGATGCAGACTTTAAAGAAATAACAGCTCCGGAATTTTACGACGGATATGCCTTTGACGTAATGTCAGAAATTGAGATTAAATTTGATAATGAAATATTCCCTACAACCCCGATGCACAATTTCGCGGGTTGTGAGCCAATAAAAGAGATAAAAGATGAGCCGACAGCAATTTGATGTTATTTTAAATAAGTTAATCTCTCGAAAATTATCGGTTTTCGTGATCGCTTGTGTTGGATTATTTAATCATACGTTAACCTCTTCGGATTGGGTTGTTATTGCGACGGCTTATATCGGTATCGAGGGAATTACAAATATAGTTGAACGATTAAGAAAATGAGACAATACTTTTTAGACCTTAAACCATCCCTATTGACTGGATTATTTTATACAATATCTTTTACAGACGTTGACGCTACAATGAAAATTGTCGCTTTTGTCTTAGCCTCCGGTTATACCTTACGCCGTTGGTATCTTTTAGAAAAAAATAAAAATAATGAAATTAAATAACGCTGGTTATCTTTTAATTTGTAAATTTGAAGGCTTAAGTTTAATTCCTTATTTATGTTCGGCCAAAGTTCCGACGATTGGATACGGAAATACTTACTATCCAAACGGAAAAAAGGTAATGATGCAAGACAAAGCAATTACAAAGCCTCAGGCGTTTGAAATGTTTAAATTTATAGCCGATAAATTCGCTTTAAAAGTAAATGAATTGATAAAATCAAATGTTAATCAAAATCAATTCAACGCTTGTGTTAGTCTGAGTTATAATATAGGTGTAAATTCATTTGCTAAAAGTACATTATTAAAAAAAGTCAATTTTAATCCGGAGGACTTAACTATTAAAAACGAGTTTTTAAAATGGAATAAGGCCGGAGGCAAAGAAATAAAAGGCTTAACAAATAGGAGAGAAATCGAGAGTCAATTATATTATGAAAAAAGTAACTTATAAGGGTGAAATCGTTAGACAATATTTGCTTAAATTTCCACACGCATCCACGAACGCAATTAGTCGTTTATTGGTTGCAGATTATCCAATCGACTTTAATAGTGTAGAAAGCGCTCGAGGTATTGTAAGATCACATAGAGGCGAACTACAAAGAAACGTCAAAGATTTAACCTCAGTAAGAACAGCAAAAGAAAGAAAACAATTTATGGAAAAAAATTTTGAGTTACCAGTATCGGACTACGAAAAGCAAAGCGAAGTAATAGTACCCAACAAAAACATTTTATTTTTATCGGACATTCATTTTCCCTATCAAAACAACGACGCTCTTAAATTAGCGCTCGATTATGGTAAAAGCGAGAAAGTCGATTGCGTTTATTTAAATGGAGATACTATCGACATGTATATGTTGAGCCGTTTTATTAAAGATAGGCGTCTTCGTAATATGGCCGACGAGTTGGAAATGACTCGAAATTTTTTAAAGAATTTACAAGACCATTTTCAAGCTCCTATTTATTACAAAATTGGAAATCACGAGGATCGTTGGCAAAACTTTTTAAAGTTGCAAGCTCCGGAGCTTTTAGGAATACCGGATTTTGAACTTTCAACGATCTTAAGATTTGGAGAGGCTGGCGTTCAAGAAGTAAAAAGTAAACAAATAGCCAAAGCCGGTAAATTGCCACTACTTCACGGACACGAATTTTTTAGCGGTTTTGCTCCTCCGGTTAATCCGGCGAGAGGACTATATATGAAAGCAAAGGAAAGCTCAATTATAGGTCATCACCATAGAACGTCCGAACATACTGAGGTTTCATTAAGCGGAAACGTTACAACGACCTGGAGCGTTGGCTGTTTGTGCGGATTGCAGCCGGAATATATGCCTTTTAATAGTTGGAATAATGGCTTTGCTCATATTTTAGTGGAAAAGAATGGCGATTATGAGGTTAATAACCTTAGAATAGTGGAAAATAAAATCCGATAATTGAGTTATAATGGAAAATAAAATCAAATATTTATTAGTATTATTGCTTTTAGTTGGTTGCGGAACTCGTAAAGTAAACAAAAGCGATACCGAAAACAAGACAAAAACGGAGGTAACTATCTCCGACACTACTAAAATTGTCACAAATACGGCTTATAATATTGACAAAGTGGTTAATCATTTTGAGATTGAGCCAATTGACAGCACAAAAGCGATAGTCATAATTGACAATGCCGGCAAAAAAACCTCGTATCTTAATGCTAAAATACGTCACAGACGTGAAATAAGCTCAAATAAGACACTAAAAAGCGAGATTGTACAAAGTAGTCGCAAAGAAAATATT